CTGAACGACAATGGTGTGGTCTATGACCTCATCTTGGCGCATCAGTTCAAGGCTCGGAACAGGGTCGTCGCCCGACTCAGACGGGATGCCTATGCTGCGGATGTCCTCGTGCCTACCAGCAACAAGCTGGCAAGCATGACGGCCACCTTCACCATGGACTTCCCGACCACTGGGTTGACGGTCGTGGACGCGCAAAACCTGGGCAATGCCCTGGTCGCGTTCCTGACCTCGTCGACGATCCTCAAGTTGGCGAACGGCGAGACCTGAGTGGTCTGGCCGTTACTTGCGGGTGACTTTCGTCGCCCGCTCGTTACGTGGCTTTTCGGGGCTTGCCAAATCGGCAAACATCCTGGACGCTGTCCATCCGGAAAGGATGGCAACGTGAAAAGCCTTGTAGGCCTCCTCGAAGACCTCCTGCGTGACTGCGGGAGGAAGTGTGACGCCCCCGTGCAACGTGACATTAAAACGTTACGCGCACGAGCCGAGCACGAGGGTGATAGTTTTATTACTATCGCTCTTCCGAGATTCTGTCAAGACTTCGAGAGATGTCTTGACGAAGGTCGGATTGGCCCTGGGCTCTTTCTTTCCTTTGGAAAGAAGAAGTCCGGAATTCCTGAATTTCTTCAGGGATTCCTGTCCAATGTGTTCGACTCAAATGGGAACGTTTCGCCTACAGCCTCAACGGATTGCATTCGATGCGTCAGGCAAATCTGCCTTTTCGCAAAGAAGATCCAGAGATCCTGTTCAGCTGAACGGGAACTGGACGCCGTTGAGAAGTATGCGAAATGCGATGACGATGTCGTCTTCCCTGTGTCCCAGCTTGAACGGTATGTCAGGCGAGTCGCCGAGATTATTCTCGGACCGATGGACCTGTCCGCAGACGCTTTGTCTGCGATCATGCCGAAGCATGGACCCGGGGCGACGGGTGAACACATTTCTGGAAACCAGAAATGGGTGTTCCGCCGTTGGCACAAGCGCCTTGAACAAGTTGGTTTTACCTTCTTGCTCTTCGGCCGTGGGACTCAACACCCCACGATCGAGGAAGGCGTTGTTCTGCCAACAGTCGTCGAGCCTGAGGACGAAGAACCCGTGAGGGTTGTACTCGTCCCTAAGACCCTCACCACTCCTCGCGTGATCGCTGTAGAACCTGTGTGCATGCAATTCGCACAGCAGGGTCTCAAAGATCTTCTTGTCCACGAGGTGAAGACCTCGAGGTACACGGCTGGCCATGTGAATTTCACTGACCAGACCGTGAATCAAGATTTGGCTCTGCATGGTTCCAAGTTTGGCAGTTTTGCCACTCTTGACATGGCAGAGGCAAGCGACCGAGTGGGAGTCGCTCACGTGCAGACAGTCTTTGCCTCTAAGCCAGAATTTCTGGCGTGGGCAATGGCGAGTCGTAGCACGAGAGCGCGTCTTCCGACCGGCGAGATACTCGCCCTAAGGAAGTTCGCGTCGATGGGCTCCGCTCTCTGCTTTCCGGTCGAGGCGCTGATGTTTTTCATTTCCATCATCGCGTCGAGACTAGTGATCGCAGGGCAGTTCCCGAATGCACAGAATGTCTATTCGTCTGGACGTTCTGTGTACGTCTACGGTGACGATTTGATCGTACCGTCGGACGAGGCGTCTGCGATTTGCGATCATCTTGAATCCCTAGGATTCAAGGTGAACCGGCGTAAGTCTTTCTGGACTGGCAAGTTCAGAGAGTCTTGCGGCTCGGATTGTTACGGCGGCGAGCAGGTGACTCCTGTCTACCTGCGCCGTGACCTTCCGACAAGTCGAAAGGATGCTTCAGGGATCCTGTCCGCTGTCGC